TTGACTAACATCTTCGCTTCTTGCTTGGTGAGGTAGTCTGGCAATACAGTCTCCCCTGCAAGTATAGGCCACCAATGTTCAGTATCAGGAGCATTGGTATCACAAATAACGCCATACCAGCTAGGACCACCATCACGCATAGACGGATAACGGCCAACACGCATAGTACAAGCATCGATGATAGACTTTGGAATCTCTCTTGCTTCATTTACCCATACTCCTGTAAGTTCAAGGGATAATAGTTTTTTGACATCTTCTGGTCGATCTAATGCTAAGAAGATAACTTCTAACTCAATATCACCTTTTTTAATCATGTGCGTAAACGGCACGCTATATAGAAACTTACCCCATTCTTCTTCTGGAAACCAGTCTAACCAAGTCTTGATGGTGGTTGTTTTAAGTTGCGGATTAGTATTTCTTATGACTGCCCATCTACTTTTCCTTATACCGTCAGCATTAGGTTCTTGCAGTAAAGCACGTCTAAGTATTTCAATACAACATGATACAGACTTGCCACTACCTACAGGTCCACGCAAACCACGAAAGAAACTATCGTCTTTCATAAACGCTTTTACAATAGGACCAGGAGCTTTATAGTTGAGTGATGCCATACTTGACCGCTAATTCATAGAGTTTTTCTACTGCTTGTGGCGACATAGCTGACAAAATTCTATCTGCTTCCATGTCAGTTACAAAGTCTTTAGGGTAATGTTTCATGTGTTGAGTTTTAACTACTACACGCACTTTACCCCATTGTTCTTTAGTGTATACATTAGGGTTTACTACATCTTTAGGTACATTAGTCCAGCCATCATTCATACTATTTCTTCCTCTCTGTAAATTGGATTACGCTCATCCATACCAAGACCATCTAGTCTTGCATCGTAGTCAGGGTTTGTGTTATCTATTGCATTGGCATGATTATCTTTTGGATCGTATATTTTTTGTTTGTATTTGTAATCTATATGCGTTCTTCCTAAATCACCACCTTGTACTTCTTGATTAAACAAAGGCTCAATAATTTTAACCATATTATCAATTTTTTTTTATAGTTTTGATCTGTTGCAAATTTTCCTTTTGCATTAATTTTTCTTTGTCTTGGTATGCTATCTTGAATACTATTAAACTTTACAAAAGGCTCATCTATTTTGTACATTTTTCTTCCTTCTTTTGTAACAATACCAAGTATTTTTCCACCTTTGCCTTCTAAATGTTTTTTATATCTTTTTTTAGCTTCTTTACGAGATATAGTTCTATTTTCACTATCTTTTTGAAATGCTTTAATGGTTTTTTCATAATCTTCATGCGTTGTTCTAGTAACTGTATTACCAGATTGAAAGTCTCTTTTTGTACCTTTAATTCCTAAATAATTATTATCAGCAACAGGTTTTTTCATACGATCACTTTCGTGAAAAAATTGTGCTATTTCTCTAATTGATAAACCTAAACTCTGTAAGTATTTAACTCGACCAAGTTCTGATGCTGTTGTAAAATCTTTATCCATTAGACTACCTGTTGGTCATAGATAATAGCTTTAGCCATCTTCTCTGCATCTTCAACACTATGGCCTTTGATCATTTTGTACTCTACGTACTGGTCATACTGTCTTTGCTTTTCTTTGTTACGTAAGACTTCTTCGTTGGCTATCATGTTAGCCGCACGCTTCTTAGCTTTCTCCATCTTAGTAAGTTTCTTTTTGGGTGTACCGAGTGGTTTTACTTTTGGCATACTACCTCCTAGCAGTTCCAGGCTCTTAATGATTTGTTGATTCTTGACTGCGGATCTCTTGCAGTCTTAGCTGACGTTAGTTTTTTCTTCATGCCTTTCATTCTAGCGCAGAAGGAACTACGCCTAGCTTTATCTCGATTGCTTTTAGGTTTAGGTGCAGGAGGTTTTAGATTACCACCTGTTGCTCTATTGTAACTCCGTCTACCTTTAGCATTAAGGCCACCTTTAGGGTTCTTGCCTTCTTTTCTAGTCCAGGCTTCTGTCATTAGTATTTAATTTTTTTTGGCTTTGGTTGTTTCTTCTTCATCTTCTTCATGCTTGCTTCCTCATCTTCATTAGTTTATTGCGAACTGCCTTTGGCAATTCCTTCATGTGGAACAACTTCTTACTTGATTTTGTATGAGTCTTGCCAGAATGTAAAGTACCATCCGACATCTTGTGATTAGCACCTGTAAACAATGAGCCGTCTTTAGTGTAATGTGGTACGCCTTTCATTTTCCTAATTTTCCTTTGTTATATCGGTTTGCCATTCTATTATATTTTGCTATATCACCTGTTTTTTTCATTAATCTAGTTTGTTTTACAACTGGATCAAAAGCACCATAAGTTCCATCACCACCTCCCATTTTATAATCATCGTCTGCTCTTTCAAGAGCATCCTCGCCTTTTTTCACTTCATCCTTATTCTTTTTTACTTTGTTAGCTTTATCAGATAAAAATTTCTTTTCAGTTTTCTTACCGCCTCGTTTCTTATACATCTTATAAGCTAACTTGGCTGCCTTTGCTGCTGCTGGGCCTAATATTTTTACGGCTGTCGCTACTGCTAGTATTGGTAATGCCATTATGTACTCCTATAGATTTTCCATATACATTCTGTCTGATCCAGACATTAAAGATTTTTTCTTTGCTTTCTTTAAGTCTCCATCCATTTCTTTTTTATTACTTAATTTTTTTAGTTTGGCTAGTTGTCTTTTAGATAATTGCTTCATAACCGCAGAACTTATGTTGCGTACGGCCGCAGGAATTGGTGATCCTAATGTTAAGCCCATAATAACATTACCTATGGTTTCTGCTTTCTTTTTAACACTTGCCGCACCTTCTGGATCTCTTTTAGCTGCTTTCTTCTCTTGCTCTAAAGTAGTTCTAAGCATAGTCTTTCTTTTTCTAGTTGGTTCTTGTGCCATTATGTACTCCTATATTTTTTGGTTTTACTTGCAATGTCTTTTGGCTGACTACTAAACTGCTTACCTTTGGCCGTATCTGCTCTCTTCTTAGCCGTAGTCTTAGCATATTCTTTTGCTGACAGTCTGGCAATAGCTTTCTTAGGTAGATAGCGTTCCCCAGTCTCACTTGATTTCTTACCTGACTTCGTACCCCAGTCTTGTTTGGACCACTTGGATAGCTTGTTGCTAGATTTTTTTGCACCTGAGTATGTACCACCTGAGGACTTGTAATACTTAACAGCTAACTGCATCGCACGTGCCGAGTGTTTACCACCCATCTTCGCTTTGGCTCTGGCCTTTGCTGCGGCCCATTTAGCAGGATTGCGTTTGGTTGCGGTACTCATCTATTTACCTAAGGTCTTTTTGGTTTTTTCTGCTTGTTTTCTTGCCGCTCTGCGCCTGGTTAAGTCTCTACGCTGGGATGGAAACAAAGTCTTAACATCACCGCCAAACAAAGTTTTTTGTGATGCAGTCCTTCTAAACTCTTTGGCATCAGCTACGGCCTTTGCTCTATCAGCCTTACCAAACGAAGATGACTTGTACGTACTATCTTGTGCTACTGGCAAGAGAGTGCCTCCATAGGCCTTGCCTGTCTTTTGTTTAAAGATATCGGCTGCTTCTCTGGTTACACCTGGATCATTAATCCTACCACCTGGCGGTGCTGCTATTCTTCTAGCATAACCCATTGCGCCACTAGGCCCTGATATTGGCTTAAAGTATTTGAGGAACGGATCTTTCGCTATCCTCTTTAAATATGCTTCTTGTGGACCCATGCATCAACTATAACGAAAAAAAAAATAAAATCAACATCGAGTTCTGGGGAAAAATAATGCGTGTATACTACCTCTTGTAAGTAGTAGTATCCAATTTTTAAACCCCCCTACCAATCACAGTCCCTCTCAGCGTGAACAGTTCTGTAGGCCGAGCTAACCTAAATCTATATGTACCTTGAAGTCTCCTACAATCTGATGTTGGTGTTTGTCTGGTGCTTTGAATCCCGCTCGGTCAAGTATATCCTTCGCTGATTCCATCTGAACATACTCTGACTTGGCGTTCTGTGCGAGCTTAGTCAACGTACTCTGTGCCTTGAGACTGTTGATACCAAAGGATTCCTGTATCTGTTGATACATGTACTCGGCTACATGAGGTTTCTTCAGAGTTTGATAGCCTTGCACATCAGCACTACTTTCCTTGAATCCAGCGAGCTTTGCCGCCTCGCCCACAGAACACCCTGTACTAACTAATGTATCTACTAGTGTCTTTTGTCTGCTGTTTAGCGAAGGCTGTTTCTTCGGTAATATAGCGTTAACGTTGCTGAGTTTGGCCATAGCTTGTGTACTCCTTAAAAGAATTTCGGTTGTTGCAGTTCTATAGAGTAACACTACCGTTCTATCTGTCAAGCCACCCAACGTAACTTGTTGATTACATTACAACCGAAAT